TGATATTCATCCCATCCATTCACTATCAGATCCATAAACATATTTAAAAGACATTGTTAGAAGCCATTGCTGGACTGATTTGATAGATATTTAGCCCTCCAGTTGATCCTGTTGGAACCACTCCTGGAGTGAAATCAATAGTAGGCGGAGCTGCTTCTGTTCCACCTCCGCTATAAACGAAGACCGTTAAGTAATACAGAACGGCGGAAGTCGCTGTTCCAGAAGCTGGATAGGCAATAGTATTGCCTACTGACGATAACCCATGGGTAAACGTCACTACTGGAGCAGCAACTGAAGCTGTCGAGTTTCCGACAAGTTCGTAAAACAAATTGTAAACGGAACCAACCTCTAAGCTCGAAGGTAATTGAATTGAATTACCGACAAATGTTAAACCAATTTGATCTGGGAATGAACCACCACCCGGGTTTGCTGGTTCATATAGGGAAGATTGGGAAATTCCTAGGGGGTGACTAACGTCTGGTGAGACGAGATTATATCCCGCCATTGGGGCGAGATATAAAGGGGGTTGCTCTATTGTTTTAATGAATGTTACATCATATGAGACCCAAAGTTCACCGAGGTTCACATTGGTTCCTTGACAACCGTTGGTTGCTATGTAAAATCGACCAAGATCGTATAATCGAATATCTGTATTCGATGGGTTTCCATAGGCTCGAATATATTGCTCAGAAACAGATGTTAGTTTCTTCGCACATTCGATTGCGTGAATCATGTTACAAGATGGTTTACATGATACCCCGAACTCGGTATTTTCCATTTGTTGTTTTGAGGAAAATGGAGTGTCTGCTGAATCATAGTCTGTCGCCATGATAACTTGACCCAAAGCTGTGTTTGTTGAATTCAAGGCGTCCGAAGACATACTCCTAAATTCAAAAACACACCCATTAAGACGATATTGTTGGAACGTTGCCCCGCAAACTTGGCTAAGCCAAGGGAAGGTTTGTGCCAAACCGGGATTAATGGGAAATGCTTGGATATCGAAAGTATTGGCTGTCGCTGATGAGAGAATGTCTCCTAGAAATTCTCTATGCCGAACCCTAACAGTTGTAGCGTTAGCACTAAACGAAGGTATTTGAGGAGAAAGAATTGTATTCTCTTGAACAGCTGGGGAAGCCACGTAATCTCCAGATCCAAAGATCTTTCCGATATAATGGGCTAATCCTCCAACGGATTCGCCGAGTTTTCCGGCTGATTTACCCCATGTCGATCCGATAGCTTTTCCTATCCATCGACCGTTTGTTCCCCAGGGTCCTGGTTTTTCGTAGGTGTAGTCACCCCTACCCTTAATTCGACGTTTTCGAACTTTGTAAGCCCCAGATCCTGATACAGATCTGGAATTGTTTAATAATGCTGCACGCTTTTTGGCTTTAGCAGCTGGGGTCATTTTGACCCACTTGGAATAGGGGACTCGTTTAGATGAAGTCGGCATGATTTATATGGAAATATAAATAAAAAAAAATAAATCATTTTTTTCTCGCTCGCTCGTTCGTTCGGAGTTAAAGGTGCAGGGCACAGAAGCGCCTGAGAAATTATAATTTTCAGGCGCTGGGAGTCATTTTCGGACTTAAAGTTAATTCATTGACAGGTTTCTTGCCAGGCCAGACCACCCATAAACCCCTGGCCAGAAATTTTTTTCCTGTGCTCATAATAAACTTACAACGCATGCCCTACGGGCATGCGATTGAAAACTTATTGCGCGCATCAAAAAACCCCCGTCCTGACGTGGCCTAAAGGCGGCCGGGGGCCCTTAAGAAAATTGTCTATAATTTTGTGTTATAGAAGAAAAATTATGTTTGTTTAAAAACATAATTATCGTTTCATTATTGTTAATTTGGATAAATCTGGATGTCTACGATCCTTTTGTTCTTTGAGTCTCGTAGACATAATTACACAAGCATGACAAGGGCAGCAATGGCAATGTTTGGTACATTTCCCTTCTGGTTCTTCACATTCAATTCGCTCTATAGAAGCCTCATATCCTGAATTTTCATCCTCACTATCATCATCGGAATAGCATCCCTCAAAATCGTGAGCCTTGTCATAAACTTCCCACTCTTGTGTACAATAGTTGAAGTATACATCTTCGAAATCGTCCTCTGGATGCTTAGTCTCCACCATTGGTGGAAGCAAAGAACGATTTCCTGTAATAACAGGTACATTATAACCGGGAACTGGGGTTGGTTTTCCTATCCGTTGTAACGGCATTTATATAGTTATATATAAATTTTTTATTTTTCAATTTTTCTACGATTGCTGTTGAGAAGCAATCTCCCAAGCCTGTTTATTTGCAACGGCTTGTTTAAGAGCTCTCTGATTGGCTACATTCTGGACGTATGCTAGACAATCACGTTGATAACGCTCAATGTCAGCTAGTGTTAGCTGGACAATTGGAGAAACAGCATTCTGGACGAATTGGCCATCTGCTGTTCTTTGAATCTTAATCTTCTGAGTTTGAGGAAGGTTGAGAGGTTGTGTATCATCCCTCTCAACCTCATAGATGATCCTAAATCGACGCATAAATGCTTTCCATTTAGGTTCACTATTAAGATGAGGATACCATTTCTCTGGTGGAGAATTAGCCGTAATATAAACAGTATCCCACTGTGCTAACATATCTCCACCCTTTATATTACATACAAAGGGGTGGATATCTAAAAGATCCATTAGATAATCGCAAGGAAGACGAAATCCTTGTGTCTTATCAATATCGTCTATAAGGATAGAAGTCTCACCCTTATAGCCGTTTATAAAAATATTATCAGTACCACCGCTAAAAGCTAATTTACAAGCTCCATTTTGAAGAGCTATGGAGCTTTTACCGGTTCCGGCATCTCCCCAATAAATGACAACTTTCATTCCATTGATCTGCCGAGGCTTCTCATATAATCTGAGAGCCTTTTCGCATGCACGAGTATATTGGTAAAATACTTGAGGTGCAAGCTCATGTATTTGCTTTAAATTTGTAATACTACCATTCTTAATCTCCGTAGAGATTTGATTTACTTGGCCACTCATACCCTGTCGAGGGCAGTGGCCATATTCGAATGCATTATGTTCTGGTAGAACTAAAGCGTACTCCTTTTGATTGGGTACGCAAGAATATAAATTAACGCCTTCTCCATATCTTGGAGCACATGTACGAAGGCGTTTATAATCAGCTTTTGTAACGAAATTGCCTTTTAAACAATATTCCCTACAATAGCTGGGCTTAGACTTAATATACATAGGTCTAATATCTACACCTTGGATCCTGGCAACTATATCATGCCAGGACCTAGGCTGATCTGTAGAGAAGAAGCCCTGTAAATGTCTTCTTCCTGTAGTTGGAGCTATCTCAATTGAAAAAACGAGATATCTAACTAATATAGGCTCTAGAGCCTTATTGGGCAGACCTTTAGCTATCTCCTCTCTAGTACGATACTGTTTAGGTACCTCTAAACAAGGTCTTTCTTGTAGAATAAAATGTGCTATTTTCTCGATCCAGAACTTAAGTCTACCTTCTGGATCGGTATGATATAAATTATCAGTGAAACACCAATTGTGTTTCTTTGCTTTTTGATCAAAGGTCCTTGGGACCTCTGGATAATCGGGGTCTTCCTCGTCTTCAGTTTTTGCTTCAGCCAAAGCTGCTTGAGGGAGAGCAGCTTGACCCTTGGAAGCGGGATAGGGGGGTAAAGGTATTATTGGTAAAGGGTTAAAAGGTAAAAGGGGTTGCAGGGGTTGTTGGGTTGGTTGTTGTTTAATTTCTTGATTGATTAAATCACGCGAAGGGACGGATACCAAAGGATCAGGGCCCTTTGCGTGATACATTATATTAATCTTAGAAGTGCTTGGGTATGTAGATTCAGTATACTGAATCCCCAAGTCTTGGTTAACCTGCTCAACAATTTTTTCCACTCCGAAACTCATCCTTTATAAGGAAAATGCAACTCTTATTGTTTTTTCATTTTTCGTTCCGGGTAAGAAAAAATCTAGGGGATATGATATTTGGCGTAGCCGATGTTATATTCATCCCATCCATAAACTATCCCATCCATTCACTATAACTAATATATATTTTTTAAAAATATATACGTAGTCGATGTGATATTCATCCCATCCATTCACTATCAGATCCATAAACATATTTAAAAGACATTGTTAGAAGCCATTGCTGGACTGATTTGATAGATATTTAGCCCTCCAGTTGATCCTGTTGGAACCACTCCTGGAGT